TAGTTTCTAGTACGACTTTGTTACCTGCAAGAAGTTCTAATGATGAACCTGCAGGTATGGGAGCATTGGTTACTAACTCTACGTTTTGGTTAGCTTCGTTGTTCGCTCCTGCTCTGTTGCTTGTATCTGAACTCAGTGTGACGGTAGATGTAACTTGGCTTGTTGTTGTATTACCTAGTATCAGACCTAGTATAACTGTTGTTGTACTACCTGCTACAGTGTATATAACATCTGCTGACGTTACTCCTGCCTTTGTCACCACTTTAAATGTATTTGCCATGTTTCTCTCCTATATCAACCCAAGGCGATGGCTAATGCCGTGGCTTCGTTAGCAATGACTGTGTTTAACGCTGTTCCATTTACTGTTATTGCGTCTGCTTCAAGTGTACCGTCAATGTCGGCATCTCCACTTATATCTAAACTTGTAGCATCGACTTCACCTGCTACGGTGAGTACACCACTAGCGACTGTCATTAAGTCTGTATCGCCTGTGTGTCCAATGGTTGACCCATTAATTATAACATTATCTACTGTAAGGGTAGTCAGCGTTCCTAATGATGTAATGTTAGCTTGTGCTGCAGTTTGTATTGTACCAGATAATTGTGTAGCTGTCAACCTTCCTGTGCTAGGATTGTAAAGTAAATCGCCATCTGATTCTAATCCAATGTTACCACCATCTACATCAGCACCTGATGTAAATATAATAGCATTGTCTTCGTTTGTGCTTTCGTTGTCACTAATGGTTACTGTTGTTGCTACGGCTGCAGTTGTTGCGTTTGCTACGGTTACACCTGCAATCACTGTATTGAGTGCTGTACCGTTGACTGTTATAGCATCTGCTTCTAGCGTACCATCAACATCTACGTCACCTGATATGTCTAATTCAGTAGCTGTAAGTTTAGCTGTTTGTAAATCTTCAAAGCTAGAACCTAACTTTAACTCAAACTGTGGTCCTGTAGTGTTATAGGTAAATGTAGCGTCATCTCCACTACCACCTTCTATTGTAATACCTGCACCGTTTATGACAGCAGAAGTGCTGTTGCCACTGTCTAGCACAATGTTGTGGTCGTTTAGATTTACAGTAGTTGAGTTTACTGTGGTTGTTGTACCTGATACAGTTAAGTCACCTGTAACAGTTAGGTTGTCGTTTACTGTAGTTTCAGATGTTGTGTGACCAATAGATACTGGCACACCAGATGTGGCTGTTCCTATTGTTATGCCGTTAGAGGTATTAGAGTTATCTATGTTTAAAGTAGATGTACTGTCTAGTGATATGTTAGAACCGTCTACAACTAGTGTACCGTCTATATCTGTGTTGTCTAAATCAGTTGTTCCATCAACGTCTATGCCACCACTAACGTCTAGGCTTACTGCATCAACTTCTCCTGCTACGGTTACAACACCATTTGAAAGAGTAATTAGGTCTGTGTCATCCGTATGACCAATAGTTGTGCCGTTTATAAGAACGTCATCAATGTCAAGTGACCCACCTGTAATAAGACCTGTAGTTGTTATTGTTGAAGAACCAGTGTCTATTGTACCAAAGCCACTTGTTATAGAACCACTATTCAATGCACCCACAGTAGTTACATTAGAGAGTGTGTCTAATGCTGATTCAAAGTATGTTTCAAAGTCAGTCAGAGCAACTTGCTTCATCGTCCCTGCATCATTGACTACAACTCTATCAGCGTCTGCTAATGTTGTTGATGTAGCAGATGTATCTCCATCCATGATGTTAAGTTCTGTAGCTGTTGCGTCAACTGCTGCTAGTTTTGTAAAGTCAGCCTGTACTAATCCTGACACACCGTCAAGTAGGTTTAACTCCGTAGCAGTAGATGTTACGTTTGTGCCACCTATGTCTAGTGTGGTTACAGATATTTCTCCTGCCACTGTGACAAGACCGTTAGCTACGGTGATTAAATCAGTATCGTCTGTATGCCCTATGTTAGAACCGTTGATTAATACATCGTCTATATCAAGTGAGCCACCTGTGATTAAACCTGTAGTTGTTATTGTAGATGAGCCTGTATCTATTGTGCCAAAGCCAGAAGTAATGCTACCACTGTTTAACGCACCAACAGTTGTGGCTGCAGTTGTAACAAGGTTAGGCATTGCTGTGATTTCATCGTCAAAGTAGGCAGCCAAATCTGTTACAGCAACCTGCACCATAGTACCGTTGTCATTCATTACCACTCTGTCTGCATCTGCAACTGTGGTAGATGTAGCAGTTGTGTCACCGTCTAGGATGTTTACTTCTGTTGTTGAGACTGTAAGACCGTCTAATACTTCTAGTTCTGTTTCTGATATACCTGCACTACCTATTGTAAGTGTGCCTGATATATCTACGTTACCATTAATGTCAACGGTTGTGGCTGCAATCTGTATCTCTGTATCAGCTACAAGGTCTAGCTGTCCGTCAGCACTAGAGTTGATGTATATGGCTGTGTCACGGAATTGTAACTTCTCTGTGGACGCTACAAGTATATCATCAGAGAACTCAAAGTAGTCCTCGTCTTCCATCCATTTAAACACACCATCATTTGTTTCACCATCAAAGGTGATTGTTATGTCTGTTCCTGCTGTCCCTGCACCAAAGGTAAGTGTGTTACCTAGTAGCTTGGTAATAGGACCACCTTCAGCAGTAGTGCCATCGTGTGTGTGTCCTGAACTTGATGCGAAAGCTGCTAATAACTGATTGAACTCGTCATTAGTGTGGGCAGCCGTGATAACATCACCGTCAGTGTATGAAGACTGTCTTGTGTATGTTGCTCCCATTTATCTTCTTGCTCCTGTTTGATATTCTAGCTGAAAACCTTTTAGCGAGTATGGTGCTGTTTCTCCACCATCGTTTACTCTTAGTGCCACAGCAAATCCTGATCCTTCTACTGATTGCCTGAACAGTGGCTGTGATGCTCCTCCGTATGTACCAACTACAGAGGATGATGTGCCGTATGTTGTCGTTGCATAAATCGCAGCAATGTCGCTTGAGTCTAGTTCGTAAGCTGCAGGTCTTGATGATTCTTTTGATTCGTAGTCGTATCGAACAAACAAGTCAGCATCTATTGTTGACTCAGGTGCAAAGTTTACAATCACACGTTGCATATGCTTTCGTATACCTGCGTCACCAAACGTCATGTCAGGGCTTCTGTACTTAGCATTTATGGCTGTGCCATCAAATGTATTGCCTGATTCTTGTCTATACACATATCCGTTTGAGTAGTCACCGTGTAGTATTATAACATTACCTGATTGTACAAAACCGTCTGTTGATGCAGGACGTATACCTCTTAGTTCTGAAAACTCAAACGTCTGCCCTTTTAAAACACATGCAACACCTTTTGTACTATTCTGAGCAACTGTATCTTTTGTAAAAAATATCCTATACTGTGTTCTGTCAGGTATTACTACACTTTCAAACTGTGAGGCACTTGATAAATTCTCATCAAATATAGACTGAATGTTAGAGCTAATAGTACCTAGTTCAACGTCACCAATCCTTGCTGTACCTGCGACTGTTCGTAAACCATCAGGTCCTAAGAATATCAAGTCACCTGCAAATTCTTGTATCGTATCTCCGTTTATACAACCAATGTCTCTCGTTACAGCAGATATGGCAAAGTCACTAGAACTACTACCACTCAGTTTAAATATCCTGTTTTCACAAAAGATAAATAAATTATCACGGAAAACTTTTAGTCCTGTTATAGTGTCGTCTACTCTTATAGTTCCTGCACCTTGACCACTGCTAAAAGCATCTTCGTCAAAGGGTTGACTAAACACTAACGTCTGTGGTGTAGAAGACTTCCCTGCGTAAAACATGTGACTTCTAAATGCTGTCACAAACTTAGAACCTGATACTGAGCTTTCGCTTACATCTGTTGCCGACATTGATGTGTTAAAAAATGTAGGTGCGTTGTTGCCATCAACTACTAGTAACTTACTAGTACCATCAAAGTTGTAGCGTTCAAAGTTATACTTACCTGCACTTGTTCTACCTGTGTCTCGTTCTGTCCAACTAGACCCACCTGCTGTGGCACTAAATATTTTTTCGCCTCTAGCTGCAACTACAAAGTCACCAAATGTTGCCACCATCAAAACTTTTTCACTAGAGGAGCTTGTTTGTGGCACGACAGCACTTACGTATTTGCTAAAGCCGTTTATCCTTCTGTAACCACCTTCAATGTCAGGCTCAAAGTTTTGTAGCTCTAGTGCTTCTCCGGGTTGCATTAAGAAGGTAGATCTGTTAAGAACTAACCCACCTTGGCAGTTAAACGCAGCAGGACTTGTCTGCGAGAGATCAGGCATTAGTTTAATGCTCCTGAGCTAAAGTAACCTGTAGGTTGTTGTATCATGGTGGATCTTACGTACTCATATTTGTTTACTAATAAACTTTGCATATTCTTTATGCCTTGCTCAAACCGACTGAAGTTTAATTGATACTGTGTTGTTTCCCCTCTGTACTGATAGACATATGCTGTAGCTCCATCTATTATTACAGGATCAAATCGTGTAGGTATTGTTGTTGTGTCTCCATGTGCAGAAAGATCTGTTGGAAAAGCAAAGTAGTCATACTTTAATGTGTAAGCTCTGTTAGGAAAGGGGAACAAAAGGTAGTTATTATCTAGTGTCCTAACTATAAAGCGTGGCACTGCGCCTCTATCAAACTGTGCAACAGATGTGCCGTTAGCGTGTGTAGCTGCCGTTGTGCTGTTAGCACCTCGTGTACACCCTGTTAGAGTATTGGTGCTGATACCTGTATAAGTTATCTCTTCGTTTTCTATAAAAATAGTTCCTGCAGAATCAAAGCCTGAGGAACTTGTGATATCTATTTCTGTTTCACTAGCGTCTAGTGCTTCTGCTAGTGTTGTCGTTGTTATCTCATCTTCTTGAACTATGTATTCATTATTTACATATTCGTTGTACTGTATTATCCTAAGGTTTGCACCTGATGCTCCAATGTCAGAGTCTTTTACTATTCTAGCTGTGTTATAGTCTACGTGCTTTGCGTCTGTAGGTATGCTGTATCGTACCGTTCCCGGAGATAGTGTTTGTGATTTAGTGGTGTGATTAAAGGGATATTGAAACTCCCTTTGATTTACATATCGTATAGATTCGTTAACAGCGTTTTGTGCTTGAACCTGTATGCCTCTCGCAGTAGAGAAGTTGGAAGAGGTGAGTTGCACTTCGTTTAATCTTGCTAATACACTATTTGTTAATGATAAAAAAGTTGCCATTCACTCTATCCTGATAATGTAAGGGGCAAGTTGCCCTGCCCCAAACAATTTAGTAAGTTATACGTTGTCTCTTGAAGCAACAGCAGCTTCACGATGAGCAGCAGAAACATCTGCTATAATTGCGTACACTCTGAGTCTACCTGTTGCAGGAGTTGCACCTGCTACAGTAACATCAATAGTGTCA